AAGATTCTAAAACTTTCAATCTCTTGTTCGCCTAAAGAACCCAAGTTGATTACAAGAGAAGAATATCAAGGAAGAAAGCGCAAGTTCGGCTCTGATAATTACATCGTTCATCTAACACGTTTACTTTCCGTTTTAAGAAAGACGCTGCCAGCAATGGACGAAGACGAACGTGCAGCACTACGGGCAGACACCAAGGATTTAAAGCGGTTGCTTGAGCTTCTCTAACGCTTAGACGGGCGGCAGCTTATTTCCCCAACCAATGCCCCGGGTTGTGTTCCTACTCTTGAGACTCTAAAGTTTCTTGAGCGGAATGAAACTGGTTTTCCAAGGCTTGGAATTTGGGCAAGGTCAGAAAGCAATACCTTCACTTCAATATCACCTTCATCAGCAAACCCGCCTTCCATCAACTCCCGGGCGAACTGTGACTCTGAAATAATTGCCGTCACGGTCTCACCGTCAATCGTAATGCTTACACCGTAGTCAGCACGGTGCTGCACAAAAGCATCTTTAATGCTATTCGCTATCGCCGTCTGCATCTACCTTTTTGGCTGCTTTCTTGGCTGCTTTTTTTGCAGCTTTCTTTTTTGGCTCGGCTTTTGGCTTTGGCTCTGCCTTTGGTGCAATTCTTGCTCTACCACTAGTAAGCAACTGAGCAGCCGCACCATTTTCAACGTTTTCAAGAATTGCTCCAGCTTCGACAGGCTCACCTTTAACAAAGCAAGCTTCGATGATTTCAAGATTCTTCATGTTCTTTCCTAAAAGTCAAAAAAGGACGGTGAGGATTAACCCCACCGCCCTTGCGATTGTTATTGCGTTGTTGCTAATTATGCACCCAGTGCGTCGAGCATTGCGGCAAACGACTTAGGACGGCGAACACCACCATCATAGTAGGTGTTAGCTACCAAGGTGTGCAAGCCGGTCTTGGCATTAGCACTGTCGCGGAGAAGCTCAAGGTTGAGTCCGCCCCAGTAGCCAATCACATAGTCAGCAAAGTTACCGAAGAAGATTGCAGATGCAACCGATGAACTTCCTTTTGTCAATGTGCGGCTAACTGCGTTGGTAAACTCAGCGCGGTATCCGTTGATGCTGTTCGGGCTTCCATCGGAAATGATAAAGTTGCCTTCAACTCCAGATGTCTGCTTGCTGGTCTGCTTAAGTTTTGCGCGGATTTGACCGTTTGTAACGTAAGCAAGGCCACCTTGCAGAGCATTCTGAGCGTCAACCTTCTCTTCAAGAGCAACGATGTCAGCATAGTCAGGAGCGGCTCCGTTAGTTCCACCAACAACTGAACCAATTCCAGAAGCTCCAGCAACGCCGTTTGCTTCGTTGGTTCCGCCACCGTGGAAGAATGCCTTCTCTTGAGTCTCAAGCATCTGAGCAGTCAAGTGTCCGCGAAGCATTGCTTCAATTGCGGAAGATGACTGAGCCAAGAGCTGGTCACTGATGTCGATGAATGCAGGAAGTCGCTTAGGAGTAAGGCTCAACTGTGAAGTGGTTGGGCTAACTTCGTCGGCTGCGCCGTTTTCAGCTTTTCCAGCGGCAGCAGTTGCGGCAGCAAGAATTGGAATGTCAAGGTTGCCAGAAAGTCCGGTGAGAACAGTAGCACCAAGCTGATTCATTACTGAAGAAGCAAAGAAGTCATCAAGAAGACCAGCTTTGTCAGTTGCGATTGTGTTACCGCCTTGGTTGGCAGTTCCAGCAGTCATGTCACGCTTGTTGACGTAGAACGAAGGAAGCATGATGCCGCGAGACTGGCCAATGCCAGCGTCTTTAGCTTCACGGATACCTTCTTCAACAATCTCACGCTCTGCACCGTCTAGTTTAGCACCAGAGTAGTGAGCGCGGAGAGCGGTTCCAAGGTCGAAACGGCCAAGGTCACGCTTTTCAGACTTGGAAAGGTCAGCCGGGACAAACTCAGCTTTCTTTTCACAAACTTTGTCGAATGCAGCCTGACGGAAGTCGTCGGCAGATACACCTTCAGAAACTGCTTTGCTTACATCAAGGCTAATGCCGCGCTCTTTAGCTTGCTCGGCAACTGCTTGGATGTTTGCGATGCGGCTACGCTCAGCAGAAACAGCACTGTGACGCTCTGCGTTGATGTCAACACGGGGAGCTTCGTTAATTACCTCCACAGAGCGTTGCTCGGGAGCCGATGGGATGTCTTTATTTTCGGACATATTTTCAGTTTTTAAATTTTGGTTTTCCGTTTTGTTGTTTTCCATTCCCCTGCCAACTCCCACGGAGTCGTCGGCTGGAATGCTCACCAAGCTGAGTTCATATGGCTCCCAATCAGTTGCCCGGATAGACTCCCGTCCCCCGTCCATCTTTTCAGAATCCATTTCGTGAATGCGATAACCAACCGAAACCAATCGGCGAATGTTATCCTTTACGTCTTGGAAAATCTCTTCGGCTCTTGCCGACTTTGAAAACTTAACAACTGCACGGCCTTTTTTGTCGTCGTCAATCCATGCCCGCTCCACAACACCAATCTGGTCGTTGCGGTTGTGTTCCATTAGGAATGCCCCGCCGTTGTTTAAACGGTCAAGGCGAACACTTGCGGCACGATGGTCTAGCACTTCAGTGCCGTATCCGCGCTCTACTTCGGCTTCAGAAGAAAACGCAATTTCAATCGTGCGGTCATCTTCATTAATTGCCCGTTGATTTAACTCAAAGGAGCGGTGTGACAGTTCTTCAACCTTCTTCTGGCTCATCGACAATCTCAGAATTGTCAATTTGGTCAGGGTCTAATTTTAAGCCATAACTTGCAGCAAGCTCTTCGTCTTCTTTTACCTTCGCAAGCACGTCATAGATGTCATCACCAGCTTCGGCAATTATATCGCGAAGTGGTTTGATGCGGTTACGCATTGCCAGCACGGCGGCTTCCATGTCTTTCTTTGGGTCAACCCAAGCCCAGCGGCGGCCCCGGAACTCTGGAGCATTGAACTTGAAAAACTTGTCGAATGGTAAACCAAGGCGGCCAGAAAGAAGCTCGACTTCAAGCCATGCTTCAAACACTGGCTCAAGAACGTGGTCAATCATCATGCGCTGCACGGCCTTCCAGACTTCACGCTCTTCAATCAACCCGGCTCTGATGCTTGAGTAATTTACTCCTTCCAAGTCATTACTAAGAGCATTGTAACTAATGCCGAGAGAAGTAGCGACTCCGCGCAAACATGATTTAACGAAATCTCCATAACCTGAATTTGGATGGTTGGTGTCCCAGCTTTTAAAATCAACGCCAGCAGGAAGTTCTTCAATTGTGCCGGGTGATGAATCAACAGGCAAGTTGCCGTCATCATCAATCTCACCTGTCCACCCGTCCGGTGTTGCTTTCGTGAAAAAGCCCATTTTTGCGGCCCCGGTTCTGGCTGCAACAAGCTCGGCTTCTGCATAGCCGTCTAACATCTTGAGCCTGTTCATTGAGCTTACAAGCCAAGGGATGCCCCGGCTTTGCTCTGGCCGCTCTGTTTTAAACGGGTGAATAATTTCTTCGGCTGGCACTCGGATTCTCCTTTTGAAATCAGCGTTGAATTGAGAATCTCCGGGGTGGTTACCAAGCAAGTGGTAAGCAACTGGGCGGCGGTATGAATCAAACTCGACACCAAAACGGATTTCGTTTCCGTTGTCAGCCCGGGCGTTGTAGCTATCGTCTAAAAGGTCGGCTTCAAGAATCTGTAAGCATAAGCCAGTGCTTTTCTTAATCATGCGAATTAGCACTTCACCATCACGGGCAATGCATCGAAGGATTAAGCGTTGAACGTCAACCCAAGAGTGCCGCCCTGTGACTTCGCAGTTGCCGACTTTGCTCCACTGCTTCCAAGCTCTTTCAATGATATTGTTTGCGATTTCGTCAAGCTGCCCATTGGCTTCTTTTGCTCTAACCTGTAAAGATACACCTTTTTCTCCAAGCGTGTTATTTTCAAGGCTACGCAAAAAACCTTTTACCCATTCATTGTTGCGCTCAAGGTCACGCGAGCGGTCACGAAGAATTGGAAGCTGGCCTTTAAGCTCACCATCTTGTGACAGGCACGCAGTAATCCAGTCGAGCGTCAGGCGGCTTGACTGGGTGGCGTTGAATCTACGAACGGCTGTTTTCGGCGGTGAGAATTTGCGCTTTAGATATTGAATCATCTGAATTGAATTTTCAAAGTTTTGCGGTGGCGATTAACTGATGCCTTTAATGTTTCTGCTTCTTGCCGCCAACGGTCACGGCTCTTCTCCAAATCAGCGATGCTTGCAAGTGTCAAAGATTGGTCGCCAAAACTTGTAGCACTAGCCGTTTTTTCGTAAAGTGTTCCAAGAGTCGTCTCTATCTTGGTAATCATCGCCAACGCTGCCGTCAGCTTTTCGTCGTCAGTTTTGTCGGCCATTGATTTTTGACTAATGTCAAACTCTACCAGTCATTCACCCACCCGCCTTTCTTTTTGCGGGCATTCTTTTTTGGTTTGGCGGCTTTTTTCTTGGGCGGGTCTTGGATGCTTTGCTTGAGCTTATCCCAGTTCACTCGCATCAATGACAATGCGGCAGTTGCATAAACTCGAATGTCTAAAGCTTCGTTTCTTGCTTTGCTTGGATTTTCAAAACGTGTGTAAGGCACACCATTTTTGTATCGTGTCACCTTTGTCTCACTCACTAGCTGCCTAAACCAATCTTCTGGACGGTCATTTGGGAAGTGCATGAAGCCGCTTCCTTTCTCACCGAGTGAAAGTCTGGAGTAAGTCAATTCCTTGGCTGTGTCTGTTCCAACGCTAAACAGTGCGGCTCTCTCTGCTCCCCTTCTTGTCGGCCTGCCCACTAATGGGACACCCGGGCCACCCATACCTTTGCAAGCGTAGACTCTGCGGCCTTCTCTTGGTTTGGTGAATGAGTAAACGGCCTTTGTCTTGTGACCTGAGTCAATAAACGTGCAAGTGATTGGCAGTTCTACACCGCTCGGGTGTGTAAACTTCTTTTGCAGAATCTCATCAAGCGCGGCCTGTGTGTCCGGTGAGTTGAAATCACCCATGACGTTGTAGTGGTCAATGCTCCAAGACTCTTCTCCTTCACCCCAGCCTACAATCTCGACTTCAAAGCGGTCTCCTTGAATGTCAACGCCAGCGGTAAGAATAAGCGCACCTTTCGGGAAATCACCCCAATCTTCCCGGCGTTGCATAAGTGGCTCCCATGCTACGCTTTCGCCTTCGTCTTCCCAAGTTTCGGCCAAAAACGTGTTAATCCATGTTCTTAGTGTCTCTTTTCCTGACTTTTTGGCCTTAATATTGTCAGCGGCCATTTGGTGCAATCGCGATTTATAGCCCTTTTTGTGCCGAAAAAGTGATGCAATTCCGGGCAAATGATAGCCCCGGCTTGACCGTTCTGGGTAAGTTGCCACCCATTTTCCTGCTTTAACCATCTCAATCCGCTGCTCATCAGTCAGCTTTGCCTTGCACCCTTCACATTGCAGCCATGCATCGCTGCCGTCTTCTGCTTCCCATTGAACATTCACCCACTTAAGGCTTTGAGAGTAGCCGCATTCTAGGCATTCGACGTGAAACCTTCGTTGGTCACTTGCTTCAAATTCAGTCTCGACTCTGCTCCGGCCCTTTACGGTTGGCGTTGATGTCATCACAATGACAGCGTTCCAAAACGTCTCTGTTCGCCTTATCGCCAAGCTTGACGGGTCACCTTCGCTTCCAGCCGTTACCGGGTAGCGGTCAACTTCATCAAGTAACACAACCCGCCTTGGGCGTGATGCCAAGCCAGCCGGGGCATTAGCTCCAGCAATTGCCAAGTTGCCGCCCGGGAAGGTTTTGTGCAGAATTGTGTTGCCGCTAGTTCGCGATTTTACATCTGCAATCTTGTCTTTGATTCGTGGCGTGTCTCGGCACATCGGTGCAAGTCGCTCTTTGCTCCAAGCTTCGCCCATCTCAATCGTTGGCTGCACCATCAACATCGGTGACGGCTCTACATCCACGAAATATCCAATCATATTGTTGAGAACTTCAGTCTTGCCTAGCTGTGCGCCCACCATTAACACCGTTCCGGTTGCTTCCGGGTCGTTGATTGAGTCCATCCATTCGCGAGCGTATGGCGTAAGGTCAGAAGAATATTTGCCCGGTTGCCCTGATGACTCTGGCGAGAGAAAGCGGTATTGGTCAGCCCACTCTGAGACTGTTACCCTTGGCGGCGGTTCGTAGACTGTCATCCACGATTCGGCGATGTCTTGGATTTGAATGTTCACTTGTCGCTATAGTCTAAATCTTTAAGGCTCAACAAATCGCGCAAGCACTTGTCTTTTTCATCATCAGTCAGCGGCATATTGAGAATCTTTGTCTTAATTCCGCTCATTACCTGTTCACCTAATCGCTTAACCTTGGACACTTCCACAAGCTCGCCCCGGGTTCGGGCATTAGCAAGCTCCAGCTTGTCGGCTTCTTCCTTAGTTCTTCTTAATCGCTCCCGGTCAAAGTCGGTCTCGTCTTCTGTCTTGCTGCCCCATTGGTTCTTCGGAGCGTTGTGCAGATAAGTCACGTAAGCATTGACGGCATCACATAGAGCGTATTTCCCGCGCTCTTCTTTTTTTAGGATTCCTTCTTGTGTCAGTTGAGACAACCTTGCCCCGGTAAGATTTAGAATGTTAGCCAGTTGCGAAGTTGTGGCAATCGGCCCTATCCCCCTACCTATGCCGAAGCTCTTGGTTTTCTTCTCATCGCTCATTTTTCAATACTGTTCATGTGGTCGGTAAAATCAAGCGGCATTGGTAAATACTTTTGACTAGAAAAATGGCGTAATGCCGAATGACA